GAGCGAACGGCAGGAAAATGACAGTGTTCCGGTATTTACACCTACGCCTACAGCTGAGCCTAAGAACGAAGATGACGATGAGGACTTCCTGTGAGCGATGGCGTATTCATGAATCCAGCGCTGGCAGATGTTTGGTTTAACCCAGCCCGTTTCAAATTTGTTTATGGCGGCCGATCGAGTTCTAAGTCCTACGATTTTGCCACTGCAATTGCATATATGGGTTCGCAATTACAGTTGCGCGTAGTAGTGGCTCGTCAGTTTCAAAACTCTATTGCCCAGTCTTGCAAATCATTGATTGAAAATCGCATTGAAGAAATGGGTCTTGCTGACCAGTACGATTTTCAGAACACTACTACTTGGGACCTTGAAACTGGCACGCAGTACCTCTATTATGGCATTGCGCGAAACCTGCAGGAGATTAAGTCTCTCAACGGTGTAGACATCCTGATTATTGAGGAAGCCGGTAAACTAACCAAGGAGCAATGGGCGACTATTGAGCCTACTATACGTAAAAACCAGTCTGAAGTTTGGATAATCTGGAACCCTGACTTAGCTACTGACTTTATGTGGTCAATGGTGCTCAACCCTCCAGCGGATAGCATTGTTCGTAAGATCAACTACGATCAGAACCCGTTCTTGAGCGAGACCATGATCCGGTCTATTCGGGACGCAAAGAAACGCTTGCCGCCTGAGGAATTTGCCCATATCTACCTAGGCGTTCCGCGCACTGACGACCAACTTAGCTTTATCAAACCGTCTTGGCTTCGGGCTTGCGTCGATTCTCACATTGTTTTGAACCGGCCGGGAATTGCGTATGGCGACAATCGGATGGGCTTCGATATTGCAGATGCCGGTGACGACACCTCGGCACTTGCCAATGCGAAGGGAAACCTGCTACGCTCGCTTGAGGAATGGGCGTCTACTGAAGACCAGTTGCTGGAATCGGTGAAGTACGCTTTCTTTAAAGCGCTGGAAGCTGATGCTATTCTGGTTCCGGATGTGATCGGTATTGGCGCCTCTGCTGTTCCGAAAATAAATGAAATGAACGAAGAACGGATGCTGAAGGGTCTCCCACAGCTGGAATACGGGAAATTCCATGCAGGTCATTCACCAAGCACTGCAGCTTATATGCTGGACACTACTTGCGAGGAGTACTTTTCCAACCTAAAAGCCGAGGCTTGGGGCACCCTTGCGGACAGGGCTCGTAACACTTTTGTACTTGTGTCTGCGATTGAGCGCGGAACTGAAGCTGCTGATCTTCCACAGTTTGATGACAACGAGCTGTTGTCTTTCAGTAGTGAGATTGACAGCTTGGAGAAACTGTTCTTTGAGCTATCTACTCCAAGAAAGCAGATTGACGAGGCAGGTCGTGTGCGAGTGGAGAAGAAAGCAGACTTGAAGAAGCGTAATATTGCATCTCCCAACTTGGCAGACGCCGCAGTTATTGCCCTTTATCGCGATCAAACAGGTGCAGGCTTCTTCGACTTATAAGAAAGCCGGCTTCGCGGCCGGCTTGTTACACTGTGGGTCAAAGGGTAAGATTCAACTTGACACCGTAGTCAGGACACTTGTGCACAAAACCGTGCTCATCCCGCATTACAAGCGTTCCTGCTTGCTTGTCACCAGTCCAGTGAAGGCGAGTTGTCCCACAGCGGTTGCAAGTGGTTCTTGTTGAAGGCTCACGAGGGCCCTCAGCTTCAGCTTTTTCTGCCATGTCAAGTACCATCGCCATGTCTTTGTTGGAAGCACGATGCGCAACTCGTTTGTCAAGGCATGGCAGATACATCATTTGTCTGTCAATAAGGCGGTCAGCTTCATCACCCATTGCAAGTTCTCCTTCATAAATTGGAATTACTGCACAGCGGCAATTAATGCCGCGTAAAATGCTGTTAAACGCCATATTTCTCCTACGACAAAACCCTCACTTAAGAGGGTTTTGTTTTCTTGCTGCTGAGTTATTCAGCAGTTTCAGCTTGTGCGGTACGCTCTTCATCCATTGCTACACTGACTTCGATTACAATTTGCTCGAAGTTGAACTCTTCACCGTAGATTTTGCGCAGAGCAGCCAACGCTTTTTCAGCTTTGGTAGCTTTTGGGGCAGTATTACCGAACTTACGTTCAGCAACGATGCCACGATCGGCACGCCAGTAGGTGGCGTACGAAGCAATTACGCCATCCGAAGTTTCTGGCAATGCGGCCTTTGCAGCATCTTTCAGCTTCACGCCTTCGGCATGCGCTTTGTCGAAGATTGCATACAGAGTTTCACGCTTGCTTGGGCCCTTATCTGCTTTTGGCGCTTTTGGCTCTTTTGGATCTTTAGTTGAAGCAGCATCCACGTAAGCAATAGCTGCTTTTTGCTCGTCAGTGAGGACCGGAGCAACAAACTCACCATTTTCACCGACTTCAGCGTCAGGGGTCAGCAGCTCTTTTTTCATGTCAGCCAACAGCTCTTTGATTTCAGCAACCTTCATTTCATTCAGGTCGTTGGCGCTGTAGGTGTTGTTTGACATGCCCAGAACATTGTTGATGAGCTTTTGCTTAGCAGTAAGTTTGGTTTCAGTAGTCATTTCCATAATCCTCAGTAATGTAGCTTGGTTTGCAGCAAGTCATTGTTGCTCGCTGATGTAGTTATTATGCCGATAGGGCTCCAATGTTGGAAATACTATTTTAGCATATTGAAGGTATTTCTTATAGCTTAATAACTCTGTACAAATGCAGTCAACTACGATATTCGCGTGTGCCACGCGTATTAATAGAAGAACTGCTGTCCGTTTACTTCTCCGACAGGCTTAGCCTAAAATCCGTGCTAACTTGACCTACGAATCGGATCAGCATGAAACTCTTTGACAAATTGCGCGGACGTAAAGAGCCGACCGTCTCCACCGAGGTAAGCAAGTCTGCAGTCACTGACGTGCTGGACTTGACTTCCAAGGCAGGCTACAGCCCAAAAGAATATTGGCCAGACCGGCTCGATGACAATACGTCCCCAACTCTCGACTCTATTGTCAGTAAGTCCATTACCAGAACAGTAGAGGACTTTGCTGTTGTCGACGAGTTTGCTGGCGACTCGGCCGTTGCTGTGGGTGATAGCTGCAATGGTGGAACGCTGATGACTGGCGGGTTTGCCAATACCCAAGCTATTTCTCCAGCACTTGCAGGTTGGTATTCTTCTCAAGGGTTTATCGGTCACCAGATGTGTGCAATCATTGCACAAAACTGGTTGGTCAGTAAAGCCTGCGCAATGCCGGCCGAGGACGCCATTCGTAACGGCTGGACTACCGACTTCAAAGACGTTGAAGATTCTGACAAAATTGAAGAGCTTGACCTGAAGCTCAAAGCAATTGACGAGCGAATGGGTCTTGACCGCGTAATGATGGAAGCGGCCAAGTTTGCCAACGTCTTTGGCATTCGAATTCTTATTCCTCTTGTCGACTCCACTGATCCGGACTACTACAAGAAAAAGTTCAATATTGATGGTATTACCCCTGGCTCTTTCCGCGGCTGGGTACAGATCGACCCACAGTGGATCTATCCACTGCTAAGCTCTGTTGGCGCATCTAACCCAGCCAGTCCAGAATTCTACGAACCGACTTTCTGGCAGGCAGGTGGGGTGACTTACCACCGATCGCACCTTGTTATTCTTCGTACCGAAGAAGTAGCAGACGTTCTCAAACCCTCCTACCTATTTGGCGGTCTGCCGCTTACCCAGCGAATTGCTGAACGAGTATATGCTGCAGAGCGAACTGCCAACGAAGCTCCGCTTCTCGCAATGGCCAAGCGAACTACAGTTCTCAAGGTAGACCTGGTCAAGGCCAAGATGAAACTTGGCGCGTTTGTTGCTCGGATGCAAGAGTGGGTCAGCTTCCGTGACAACTCGCAAGTTCGGGTAGTTGGCAAGGATGAGGATGTGTCCCAGATTGACACTTCTCTTGCTGACCTTGATACCGTCATTATGACGCAGTATCAAATTGTAGCAGCAATTGCGCAAGTGCCAGCAACCAAATTGCTTGGTACTTCTCCAAAGGGCTTCAATGCTACTGGCGAGCATGAAATGAAGTCTTACCATGAATATCTGGAGTCTATCCAGTCTACTTGGTTTGACCAATTCCTTGAACGGCATTATCTGCTGGTTTCACACTCGTACATGGATGGTATCGAGATTTCCCACACCTGGGAGCCAGTTGACGTTATTGGCGCGAAAGACGCAGCCGACATTCAAAAAGTCAAGGCAGATACTGCAGCGGTTTATATTGATGCCGGTGTTATCTCCCCTGATGAAGAGCGTTCTCGAATCCGCATGGACAAGGAATCCGGTTACGCGCTTGCTGCGGATGTCGATGCTCCACTTCCACCGGTACCTGAACCAGAACCAACTGGCCCAGATAATGGCGACGGCAATGGTGATGGGGATGTTCTCGATGATGGTGGCGAAAGTATCGACTCCGAGAACCTTGAAAACGAGGAAGACGAGCGGATCAACTCGCTGATCCAGGGCGACGATGCACCTGTGGGTCAGGTAGACGAAGCACTTGTCTTGGATATTGTTGCCAAGCTGGTCGAGGCTCTTCAATCTCGTCAAGCTACAAAGCAAGAGCAGACTTACGCAACTGTAACTGCATCTGTTAAGGGCGTAACAGGTATTGAGCCTGGCGTAAAGCCTCTCCCTACTCCGCCAGCCCATTTGGCCAAATAAACTAGACCGGCCCCGTTTGTATTTCGGGGGTTATGCTCTCGGTGGTCGGTCGCCTAACAGAAGAAGCCCATGGCCAAAAAGCCCTTTATTGCGCGTAAGACTCGAGAGCGAAAGCCGAAGCCAACTTTTATTATTGGCAAGCAGCTCAACCCACAGATTGGCGTTGCCATTGAGTATCAGCGTGAAATCCATCAACTTATCATTGAAGAAGTAGTTGCTCCCGGACTTCGGAAAAAAGGTTTTGTTGGAGACCGTATCACTCTTGCTGGACTTGACCTGCTCCGTAAAAAAGCGTTTAGCATTGCCAAGAAGTTTGTCTCGAAGGTAAACCGGCACTCGGCAAAAACGACTTGGGACGCAATCGAGGAGCTGGGCAAGCAGCACCTTACTGTGGGTTTAGCTCCAGCAGTTGAAGGGTTGTTGGCGCAGCAAGTTGAGGCTAATGTTGGGCTTATTACCAACCTTGCAAAAGAAACGTCTGACAAGATCACTGCTCTCTACACAAAGTACGGCCCGGACCAGGCCAAAATTTATCCAGAGCTTCAGGAAATGCTTGGCAATCGCGCTAAGCTAATTGCTCGAGACCAAAACTCTAAACTGTTTACAAGTCTCAATACTGCACGGATGCTCGATTCCGGTATTAAAACTTTTATTTGGGACCATTCTTCTGCAGGTAAAACACCGCGTAAGTGTCATGAGCTTCGCAATGGTCATGAGTTCTCCCTTGAAGGCGGACCAGAAGAATTAAAGTGGCCAGACGGCTCTGATGCTAACCAAGCGTTTAACGCAAAAAAGGGCGATCTTGGAAAACCAGGTTATGCTATTAATTGCAGGTGTCGAATGCGTCCAAAAGCTTCTTTGGACGACTAAAAATCAATCCTCGGTTACTTACTAACCAGACCGATCGGAGTATAATCATGGGCAAAATTCTGGCCTGTATTCGTACTGGAGCTAGATTCGCGCGCAGTTGCGCTACACGACTGCGCAGTTCTGCCAACAGTCTGGAGAATCGAGTGGATAACTATCTGGAGCGTCTGCTCGAGTTAGCGCATTTGTGCCTAATTGCGCTGCTTGCTGCATGTGCAAAAATTTCATACCAAACGCTTAACGGTACTCCGTTTAAGTTCTCTATGTTTCTTGCTCTGTTCATGGTGGCAATATTTGCTGCTTTCCTCGCAGGTTCTGTAACACCAATTACCTTTGAATATCGTGATGGTGTTATCGGGATTGCTGCTTGGTCAGGGAGTGAACTTGTCCGTGCGATAGAGGCGCGTCTCCTTGCGCGTGTTAGCAGGGAGTTGGATAAAAATTGATGCTCACAACATTGCCCCTTCCTGTCTTGGCGACTGGCGTCGTTTGTACTGCTACGGTTGTATACAGCACGTGGCTCACAACAACTCACGGGGGCGAGTGCTCCCGCACTTTTGCTGTTCTAGCTGGGCTTGGGGCGGTAATTATGCTCCTACTCCTGCTAGTGCGATTATCCTCTGATAACTTTGTAGACAGCCAGCTGGTTGGTCAAGCTGCACTTGGTGAAAGCTACAGTCAACTACGGCAACTCTACGACCTGTTTAGCTCTTCAATCTGCCTCATTATACTGAATATTCTCAGTAAAGGGCACCACAAAAACTGAGGTGTTTATGTATCAGCTAACTGCTGCTACTCTCGCAAGTGCAATGAATATCCCGTCTGCTCGTGCTGAAAAGTACATGAATGGTATCAATGCTGCAATGCTGTATGCGGCTATCTCCACACGGCTTGCTGCGGCCAACTTCTTGGCGCAAATTGGCCATGAGTCTGGCTCGCTGATCTACCCACGTGAAATCTGGGGCCCAACTACCGCACAGCTACGGTATGAAGGCCGTGCTGATCTTGGTAATATCGTACCGGGCGACGGCAAAAAGTTTATGGGCCGAGGCTTTATCCAAGTTACTGGTCGCAAGAACTACAAGGACTGTAGCTTGGCTCTTTTTGGTGATGAGCGTCTGCTTGACAGTCCAGAACTGCTAGAACAACCGGAATATGCCGCAATGTCAGCTGGTTGGTTCTGGAAAAAGAATAGCCTCAACAAACTGGCAGATGTTGACCAGTTTACTGCAACCTCCAAAGTTATCAATGGCGGCGCTAATGGCCTTGACGACCGGAAAGAACGCTATAAATTAGCGCTGAAATTTCTTGCTTAATAGTTTGGTGACCTGCGCCTGTGGGTCACCGCTTAACCCCCAGGTCAAGTGGTAACTCACATGTTTCGTAGAGCATTTACACTTGTGATATGCCTGTCTTTGGCGCAATGTCAGCCAGCAGCAGTAACAAATCGGATAGAAACTGTTTTTATCACAACGCTAAAAGGCAAATGGTAAACTGGCTCCAGTCAATTAACTGACCATTAGAAATATTTATTGATTGAGTTTAATCCCTAAATATTTACAATGACCGGTCGATTGTCTTAGAATGGGCTCAACTTTTAAGGTAATGCTCCGATGCGTATTGTTTTTGACGCGGCTTCAACGAAAAGCGCTCGTCGTATTGACGAGAATGGGTTCCTGCATGTAACAGGGTGCCCAATTACCTCTTTCGGCATTTTCGACTACGCCCGTAGCGAAGCACAACTTCCAGGTGATCCAAACGAGATTGTCAAAGTTTTGCGGGCTAAGGAGGTTATCAGCAATGAGACTTTCCTTACCTCTTGCCAAAACCTTCCACTTATTGACGACCATACCTATATTGAAGGCATTACCCAGGATGGTGATGGACTGCCTGATGTCGATGAGGGTGTAGACCCGGACAAGAAGGGCGTCTGTGGTGTAATGGTAAACCTTCGTTTTGACGAAGAGACAGGCTGGTGTGTTGCCGACCTGGTTGTTTACTCCCGAACAATGATTCGTTTGATTATGTCCGGGAAGAAAGTTGAACTTTCGCTCGGCTTTGTCTGTGACTTCATTCCCACAGAGGGCGGTGAAGTTGCGGCAGAACAAGTTGACATGCGCGGGAATCACCTCGCTCTTGTCGGCAAGGCACGAGTTCCTGGCGCACGTGTGCTAGATAGCGCCTTTTCCCAACAAACCTCTGAGGAAGATCAGATGAAAAAGAAACGTATTGGCGACGGTGCAGTTGATAAACTGCGCGAGCTAATCCCTGTGCTCCAGCAATTCCTCGCGGAAGAAGCCAAAGAGCCTGAACACCAGGAAGGTGGCGAAGCAGAAGCTGGGGGCGAAGCGGAAACTGACGAAGCCAAAGCTGCTCGTGAAGCTGCCGAAGCTGCAGCTGCTGCAGGAAAAAGTGAAAACCAGGAAGAAAAAGCCGGCGATGAAGAAACCGATGGTGGCACGGCTGACGACCAGGTCACTGCTCTGCTGAAACAGCTGATTGCTGTTCTTGGCGGTAGCACTGCTGCTACCGGTGACGAAGAAACTGACGCATCTACCGACGCTTCCACTGACGGCACTAATGCCGACGTCAAGGCCGGTGACGGCAATGACAATGATGAGCAAATTGCCAACTCGGAGAAATCGACCGTGACCATGGACTCCATGTTCCAGGCCGTTGCCGAACGCGACGCCCTTTACAGCCGTGTATCCAAGCATACCGGCGCTTTCGATCACGCTTCCATGACTGCCGGCAAAGTTGCTGAGTACGCTGTCAAAAAGCTGGGCATCAAGTGTGCCGTGGGCGACTCGGCTGTTGCGCTGACTGCCTATATGGACGGCGTTGAAAAAGCCACTGCCAAAGCTGTTGCTTCGGTAAAACAACAACGTGTCGGCGACAGTGCCGCTCCGTCGAGCTCTGAGCTGGACGCATACCTCAACCCACAGAAGTAAGGAGAACGCCAATGTCGTTCCAATCTGCTGTCGGCTTCACCTACACTCAGGGTTTTGTCGGCCAAGTCATCACTGAAGTTCCTCACGTCATCACTTCGTGGCGCCTGAATAACCAGTCTGCGCTGCCGAACAACTTCGGTTACGCTTACACCTACTCGAGCGACACGGTCAACGGCGCTCCAGCTCACGGTTCGGCCAACAACGAGAACATCGCTGTCGTCGGTGGTACCACTGCCTTTGCCGGTATCCTGGTCAACCCGCAAGAATTTGCCTTGTACGGCACTTCGGCAGGTGGCACTTTGGCCCCAACCCTGGCTCTGGCCCCGCTGGAACGCGCACAGCTCATGACCAAAGGTCAGTGTGTTGTTCCATTCAGTACCGCTGTTACCTACGGCGCTGCCATCGGCTTTGACCCAGCAACTGGCGCTATCGAGCTTGCCTCGACCTCTGGTGCAACTGCACTGAACGGTCGCGTTCTGACAACTACTACCGGCGCTGGTCCTGCTCTGATCGAGCTGTACTAATCCTCAACCGTCTGCTGGGCGTTTACGCCCAGCTCAAGGAGAAATAAATGTCTGTAATTCACAGTCACATCCGGGCGCGTGATGTTCGCCCATTCAACATGACGGTTGTCGGTGACCAGGCTGTCCAAGCCCTGCGCCGCATCGGCATCAACATTGACCCGGGTGTTGTACACCGCCAAGTCCGTGCTCTGGCAGTTGGTGACGCCTCGTTCACCCCTGCGGTAACTACCGGCTCGATCGCTACACCGATCCAGTTCCTGCAGGCGTGGTTGCCTGGTTTCGTCCAGATCCTGACCGCAGCTCGCAAGATCGACAAGTGCATCGGCGTCACCACTGTGGGCGAGTTCAAGGACCAAGAAGTTGTGCAGGGCGTTGTTGAACCTGCCAGCTCTGCTACTGAATATGGCGACTACAACCGTATCCCTCTGGCTGGCCTGAACACCAACTTCGAGCGTCGCACCATCGTTCGTGGTGAGCACGGTATGTCCGTCGCCATGCTGGAAGAGCAACGTGCTGCTGCCATGAACCTGAACGTCGGCGAGCATAAGCGCCAAGCTGCTGCAATCGGCCTGGAAATCATGCGTAACGCTATCGGCTTCAACGGCTGGTACAACGGTTCAAACCGCACCTTCGGTCTGCTGAATGACCCGAACCTGCCTGCCTACGTTTCCGTTGCTGGTGGCACCTGGTCGACCAAGGACGCTTTGGCGATCATGTCTGATATCCGGACTGCAATTGCTGCTCTGCGTACCCAGTCGCAGGACAACATCGATCCGGAAAATGTCGACCTGGTTCTGCTGATCGCAACCAGTTCGGTAGACTTCCTGAGCACCGTTACCGTGCAGGGTATCTCTGTTCGCGACTGGCTGACCCAGACTTACAAACGTATCCGCATCGAATCGGCTCCAGAGCTGAACGCTGCAGCTACTGGCGCGAACGTGTTCTACCTGTATGCTGAAGAAGTTGACAGCTCGATCGACGGTTCGACTGACGGCGGTATGGTCTTCAAGCAACTGGTAGTCAGCAAGTTCCTGACTGTCGGTGTCGAGAAGAAGGCAAAGCGCTACATCGAAGACTTTGCAAACGCCACTGCTGGTGTAATGTGCACCCGCCCTTACGCTGTGGTCCGCTATTCCGGTATCTAATACTGGCGCTAAGCAGTAAATTAAAAAAGGGGAAGTTATTCCCCTTTTTTATTATGCCGCACAATTGGGAGCTTTGTAAATAAAAAGCTTCTATAAACTACCCCTATCGGTTTACGGTTAAAACAGGTCTGGCTTATAATTAGCCTGTTTTCTTCCCCCGAATAACAAGGTACCCAAACATGTCCAAGTTTGTTTTGTCAACTGCGACTTGCCACCAAAAATTTGTGTTCTACCGTCAAGGCCAAAACGGCGGCGTGAACGTGGTTGAGCATACCGTCCTTATCAAAGGCGGTGCCAACTCCCCAAGTTTGACCAGCGGTTTTGGTGAGCTGACCAACACCGAAGATGGCAAACCGTTGTGGACCCCGCATGGTGTTGTCACTAAAATCAGTGATGCTGACGCTGAGGCGCTGGAGGGGCACATTGGTTTCCAAGCAGCTGTCAAGCGCGGCTTCTACAAAATCATGGATGAAGACTTCGGCGACAGCCACAAGAAAGTTGCCGACGCTGTTGACGGCGACATGACCAAACGTGATGGCAGTGCTCCGCTTAATTCGGAGACTCTGCAGTCCGAAGTTAAAGTCACCACCAAACTCGCTGAAAACGAGGACGACTAACAATGGCCACGCCTGTTCTCAACATTGATGACTTCCGCGCAAACTTTACAGAGTTTGCCAATGAAACCAAATATCCGGATTCTTTGCTTAATCTGTACTGGCGCCAAGTTGTCTGCATGATCGAGGAAGGCGATTGTGGCGGAGTTGGTTGTGGTGAATGTGCTGAGCTGCATATGGAATTGCTGCTCGCACACCTATTGAGGATTCATACCACCACTATCACAAAAGGTAAGCAAGGTGGTTTTGTTAATAGCTCAACTGTTGATAAAGTATCGGTATCGCGAGTTGCTCCACCTGCTGCTGATATGTTTGAGTGGTGGCTTGGTCAAACTCCATATGGACAGCAACTGCTGACAATGCTGCAGATTGACACTGTGGGTGGATTCTCCATTGGTGGTCTGCCTGAGCGCGCAGCATTTCGAAAAGTTGGCGGGACTTTCCATTGAGCAAAAAACTTGACCAGCACGCAGCCGTACTCAGGCAGCTAGACGGCTCAAATGTTGATGCTGGCTGGTTTGAAAACGCTACGTACCCAACAGGCCAAAGTGTTGCCGCTGTAATGATTGCCAACGAATTTGGTACAACACCAAATCCAGAGACGGGCCACAAGGGTATACCTGCCCGTCCACTTCTCCGGCAGTCGGCAGCAAAAATCGATGCCAAGTTACCTGGTTATATCGAGCGACGATCGGCAGAAATTTTGGATGGTACGCTTACAGTAGAGGCATACAAGAAAAAGCTAGGCGAAGCGCTGGTAGCCACTATTCAAGAAACCCTTAAAGAAGGAGACTTCCAGGGTAACGCTGATTCGACTATTGCTCAAAAAGGTTTTGACAAGCCGCTTGTACGCGATGGAATTCTTGGGCAAACTATTACCCACAGGGAGACAAAATGACACCCGGTTCTAATCTCCTTGATGATGCCTTCCTAAATATTGACACTTATCCTGTTAATGTTTATAGGTATCTAGGTCGGACAGCTAACTCAATCGGCATTCTTGTGCCTGGCTATGCGGAAGAGCCGGAAGTAATCGAGGCAAGCTGCCAGGCTGTTTCATTGAACTCTTATGTTCAGCTTGGTCTCGACTTCAATAAGAAGTATATAAACGTTTACCTGTCTGATGACATGGGTATTTTTGGTCGGGATATGGCAGGGGACAAGATCATTGTTGGTTCCAAGCAGTATGAGGTTCATAGCGACCTTGACTGGTTTGAATTCGACGGCTGGAAGGGCGTTCTTTGCGTAATGCTGACTATTCCTACTCCGGTGACGCAATGATTACTACAGATAACCAGCTGATCGCAAAGCTACTCAGCATTCTTAATACCGGGTTTGCACTACAAGCTGCTAACCAAGTTCCTGGCTACACCCAAGCTTTCCCAGTACTGCAGAAGAACCAGCCAACTAAGGAAGGTATCCCAGCTGGTCCTGCACTTTTTCTGGAAAAGCTATTTGACAGGCGACACGGCTTTGCAAAACCAGAGTACAGACTCAATGCAGATTCAACTTTCCTAAATGAATGGGAAAATCAAGTTTACGTTTCAACCTTTCAGCTGTCTGCCAGGTCGATGCAATTTCCGGATGTCTACATCCCAACAGCCTCTGACTTACTGAGCACAGCAGCTGGCTTTTTGCAGTCTGTGGCTACAGTTGATGCTTTACAATTAGAGGGGGTTGGTGCGTTCCGCGTAGTCAGCAACCTTTCAAACGGATACCTCCCTGACGATCAAGACCGTCCAGAGGCAAGTCCTTCGCTGGATATTGTTGTAACATACACTCGCGTAACGCTTGTTGCTGCAGTTCCTGTAGTTAGCAAGATTACGGGTAACATTGAAGTTATCCCTTAAGGAGGGGAAACCACATGTCTATTTCTATTACCCGCTACGTTGACATCGTTTCCGGTGTAGGCGGAGCTGCAGTTGTTGCCCTGCGCGACTTCAATCTCCGCGCGTATACTGACAATGCTGCATTGCCGGGCAATGTTGTTGCTTCTTTTACCGATCCAACTGACGTAGGTAACTACTTTGGTAATGCCTCGGTAGAGTTCAAAGTTGCAACCAACTATCTGGGCTTTGTGTCAAAAACCATCAGTTCGCCACGCTCGATTTCGTTTGTTCGCCGTCGTGACGCGGCTGGTTCTCCTGCTGCTGTTTATGGTACTTTGTCTTCGTCGTTTGCAGACATTACTGCTTTGCTTGCAACTAACAATCAGCTTACTGCGTCCTTCGCGGACCCAACTGTTGTTGCAAACATCACTGGTCTGACTGCTACTGGCACTACCAAAAATGACCTTGCTGCCATGCTGCAAACCCAGCTGCGTGCGTCTCCGGCCATTACCTACTCGTCTGAAGAGTACACGCCTTTTGCTGCTGCGGTAGTGACCTACGACATCAACAAAGACGCTTTTGTCATTACTGCGCCAGGCAACTCTGCACTACCGGACGTGTTCCAGTCTTTCCAGTTTACAGGGGCAGACGGCACCAGCGCGCTGGTTCTCAGCACTGCTTTCGGAATCAATGAAGCAACTGCTACTGCTGTTCCATCTTTCCCAGCCTCCACTACAGCGCCGCTTGACACTGTAACTGCAGATGCTGCAGAGAACGACAACTTTGGTTCGTTTGGCTACATCAGCAATAATACTGCAAATGCCTTGACTTTGGCAGATGTTGAAAGTGTTGCCGCCTGGAACCATGCGCAAAACAACAAGTTTGTGTACTGCGTCGGTGTTAATACCCAGGCAGACGCGCTTACCTACTACAACGCGCTGAAGGGCTACAGTGGTACTTGCCTACAGATTCGTTCTGCCACTCCATTGAACGTTAATGATGTGTACCAAGAATTTTCGCCTGCAGAAATCTTTGGTGCCATTGATTTCACCCAACCAGCTGCTTCGCAGAACTTCATGTTTTACCAGTTCGACAACCGCCGGCCAGCCATTACCGATAACACCGGTGCAGATGTAATGGATGCAGCTCGCACTAACTACATTGGTCGTACACAGAAATCTGGCCAGAAAATCGCGTTCTACCAGGAAGGCGTCCTGATGGGTGGTTCTACTGCTGCAGTAGACCTGACTACCTACACTGGTGAAATCTGGCTGAAGGACTCCATCCTGACTGTTTGCATGAATGGCCTTCTGGCTTTGCCAACCATTCCTGCAAACCGTGAAGGCCGCACTACTGTACTTGGTCTGATCCAGGGCCCGATCGACAGTGGCCTGGAGAACGGTGTTATTTCCGTTGGCAAAACGTTGAATAACCTCCAGCGCGCTTACATCACCCAAATCACCGGCAACTCTACCGCATGGCGGCAGGTAGAAGATAAGGGCTACTGGGTAGATGCCTCGGTTGAAAGCGAGGTTGTCAACGGCGTGACCAAGTACTACATCAACTATCTGTTGGTCTACGGCAAAAACGACCAAATCCGCAAGATCACCGGCCGCGATGTCCTGATCTAACAACCAACAAGTTGGTGGCCTACGCTGTGGGTCACCTTCTCAGGAGAGCTTTACATGAGCACAAATATTTCCCTGTTTGGCTTGTCGGTACGGATTACCGCAAGCGTAACTTTCCCACAGGGTTTCACTATCAACATGTTCGCGGATGACCAGGCGCCTATTGAAAGCGGTGACCTGGAAACTGCCGCATATGGTATGGGCCCTAACGGTGATCTTGTTGTATGGAGCAAACCAGCTGTTGTTACTACCAAGTACGCAGTTGTTCCTGGCTCTATTGATGACCAAAACCTGTCGATCTTGCATGAAGCCAACCGCATTAGCAAGAAGAAAGGTGCTCGCCCAATGGACGTTATTACCATCGTTGAAACGTTCCCAAGCGGCCGTACTGTTACGCTCACTAGCGGTATGATTATCAGTGGTCCAGCTACACCGTCTGGTTCTCAGGATGGCCGCATGAACTCGCGAGCCTTTGGCTTCGTGTTCGAAGACCGTAACGACAACAACCAGGGCGTGTAACAGCAGTTGCTACATTTTAGCCCAGGCTTTCCTGGGCTTTCCTATTTGCTGGTTATTTACTGGCCAGTCCGCCTCGCGTTATAATGCCTTACGAGGTAAGTTAAATGACGATGAATCTAATCCAGCTACAAGCTGTTCCCAACCAAGAGCTAGCTTGTTTGCTTGGTGGAAGGCTGTTTGGCATAACTGTTCAGCTGGGCCCGTCTAACAGTACATTGTTAACAGTTACTGTAGACGGAACATCTGTAATTTCTGGGCATTTATCTGCCGCTAACACTTCCATGATGCCTGCTCCGCAGAATAAGCGGTTTGGCAATATTGGCTGGCTTTGCGAAGACGGGGCAAGTTACCCTACTTATCAAAACTTTGCCAATGGACTGCACAAATTGTATTGGTGGGGCGATGCTTAACGGACCATTAGTTACTCAGCCAGAAGACTCAAAAACAGTTAGCTCAACGCTGCGCTTTATCCAAAGTGCCATCAGCATGGATATTGAATGCTGCTTACCAGCTATTGTTGAGTCGTATGACAGAGTGGCAAATACTGCAACTGTCCGCCCTGCTATTATGTCAACCGTACGGCCGACAACTGGTGGGGACTTGCTTCGGCAAAACCGTAAAGCAATTCCTGACATTCAAGTGCTGAGCATGGGTGCAGGTAACTTCCATATCAATTTCCCAATTAAGCCTGGAGATCTTGGTTGGATATATGCCTGCGATCGTGATATCACGTTGTTCCTACAAACGCTGCAAGATCAGCCGGCTGGTTCAGATGGAGCATCTCATAAATTTTGTGATGCTATCTTCATACCGGATGTTATGCGCAATTATACCATAAATGAAGAAGACGCAGAAGCGTTAGTTATTCAGTCAACAGACGGCGCAACTCGGATTAGCATTCAGCCCACAGCAATTAAGCTGACTGCTCCAACTAAGGTTACAATTGATGCTCCTGACACTGAGATAACAGGCAATCTGAAAGTGGATAAAAATCTTATTGTTACCGGGCCAGTTACCACACTGCCGCAGGCTACCACTGTGGGTGGAGCAGTTGTTTACGGACATACACATAATGGACAGGTGCCTCCTTTCCAATGATTAAATCAATCCAAGGCATGCAATTCAAATTCAAGCTTATTCCAGCTATTGCGGCACGTGAACTACTTGCAAAAATGGAAGGCGACCTATCGAAACTTCGTCCGTATATTGCTGTAGATGTTGATGGTAGATGGGTAGAGCTTGGTGGCGACAAGCTTGTAGAAATGTATGTTCCAAGCTGGGAAGTATTGTCGCTGGCTGAACAAGAATCATATGAGCTAAATTTTGGATTCCTTGCTACTTGGCAGCCGCACCACGTTCCAGAGGAAATGAAAGCAACAAAATATATTGTAGCTGAGTCCAAGAATGTTGACCCCTCTGTGTCAGCCCTCGTTTCCAACGGCATGGCAACTTACTTGGAACTTCGCGATAGTCTGTCACTTGAAGAAATGTTTAAGCTGTTGGACATTCTAACAGTAAAAAGAATCAATGAATATCGTTCACAAAAGGCGGCAAATAACCAATGAGCATTGCACAAGTTAAAATCCCTACTGCCGACGGCACTACTGTTCTTGAGTATACCGTTCATAAGTTTAGCCCGCTTGATGGCCGGTCTATTGTCGCCGGTTATCCGCTGTCTATCCTCAACAAAGAGTTTACCTACAAAGCCAACGAGCAAGCCGCTCTGAAGCTGATGGCCTACGTCTCTGTGGGTGAAGGCGAGGACGCAGTACACCTTAACAGCAATGAGCTTATCAACCAGCATATTCCAGACTGGTGGACTATGGTCCAGTTGGAGTATGCTTGCCTACGACACAACTGTTCTTTTCTGGAAAAAGTTGGCCTGCTTGACGCCATTAAATCTGGTTTGCAGGAACAACTTCGCTATATCATCGAAGACCACTTGGAGCGAATTAAGCAATGAGCGTATTGACCCTAGGCGTAAATGGAAGCCGAGACCTGTTCCTTGACCGCCAAGGGTCTCTCACTGTTAAGACCGACCAAGATGCGATGTCGGACTTTTTGACTCAACGACTTTCAACGCTAGTTGGCGAATGCCGTTATGACAAGGCTCATGGCCTTCCGTATATGACAACTGTTTTTCAATCCGGTATTGAGGGCATTGCGCCACTGACTTATGCCATGCAAGACGCATTGACAAACTCTACCGGAGTTGTATCTGTTGCCGGTATTAAAATGAGTATACCCACAGAAGGCGAGCTCAGTTTTGTTACCGGCACCGTGACTGAGTATGGCATTGTTATAACAGGGAACAACCAAAATGTTTGAGTTTGTTTCGGGTATTACTTCGGCTGCTAAGGGCCTGGCGGCAACTGCAAAGGGAATATTCGATAGTGTAACTGGCGCAATCGAAGATTTCTTTTCTACAGCGCCACGCCATGGCATTTACCTAAACCGCGCAGTGTCGTCTATTTTCAACGGCGTCGGTATTATGGACATTGAAGTCCAACTGACAAAAGCTGTAGCAAGCCACCCGCTGGAAACTAACAAGTCACTACAGGACAACGTTGTATTTGAGCCGAGAACGGCTAGCGTAATACTGCTTGTTGAGTCCGGCCTTTTGTCACAGTTTTATTCTGAGCTTGGACAGCTCTACTACAGTAACACGCTGGTGATGCTGCAAGTAGACGATATCATGTACCCAGATATGCTGCTGTCTAGCCTGCCTATTCAGCGTGACCCAGGCATTTATGATGCGCTGCAGATTACGCTCGGCTTTCATGAGTATATCCAAAAGACTGCAGCCACTTCTAAAATGTCAGATCCGTCTAATGTCGAACTTGCTCGTTATGCCGATCGGCAAAAAGCAGGTCTACAACGGCCGCAAACAGTTTCTGGCGCTGATGAGATTAGCGTTAAGGCGCGAATGACAGTTCCTGGAGCATAAAATGAACAATGTAGGAACAAGCGGCCTTTACGCTTACATGATTGCAAGCAAGACCATGCCTGTTGGTTTTAAGATCAGCCAATTTGCGGACGATGCTGATAGCATTCAAATTCATGAGGCGCAGACAGGTACGGCAGTACTAGACCTTAATGGCAGAATTGTAAGCTATGCATCTGCTGTGCCACTTACAGTAAGTTTTGCAGTAATTGCTAACTCTGCTGAAGACCAAATTCTGGCTGTGCTCTATAACGCTAACCGTGCAGCTGTTACATCAAAACTTGCACATGACAGTATTAGCGTTGTAATTAGCTTTCCAAATGGCGGCATACGAACTTTTGTAAAGGGCAGAATTATTTCCGGCGTTGCGTCGTCTTCCGCTACAGCAGAGGGCCGTATGCCAGGCAACATTTATACCTTTGCATTTGGCGACCAATATTCCTTGTCTACTGCAAGTATTGTTAATACAGTAGTTAACGCAGCTCGTGGGGCAATATTATGAAAATTATTGATGGCGGCGGTAAAAAGTTTAAACTGCCGAAGTTACCGCCCATAGTAGGCCGAGAGCTGTTTACTAAAGGACTTGGTATTACTGGCCTACTTGACCAGCCGATAGAATATCGGCTTAAGTTTTTTGGTTATGTCCAGGTTCATATCTTAGATGAAATTTGGGTGCCTCTTTCGACAGAGGCAATGCTTGATAACCATGTTCCGAAAGCCGCACAACAAGCACTCTTGATTAAGTTCCTGGAATATAACTGCCCACAGGCTAGAGAGCTGATAAATAGCCCCTCGCTAGCGGATGCGCTGTGGGAAGGTGTAATTGATTTCTTTGAGGAGGCGGTAGCAAATGTCACTGCTTAATACTTTTTTTCTTCGCTACCGCGCAGATACTGGCCAAGCTGTAAAAAATATTAAAGAACTTTCTGCCTTGGAAGACAAGGTAGAAGCAAAGCATGATAAGCAGCAGGCTAAGCGTAAAAAGGATGATGCTGCTGTAAATATACAGGCCAAGAAGTCTAAAGAAAATGCCAAAGAAGCAGCCAAGTCAAACAAAGATGTAGCTGAAAGCTTTAGTAAGACTGAAAAAGCTGGTAAGGCTTTTGGTAAGTCGCTAACCGAAGTTGCGTCTTCTTCTGATAAGCTTACAGCTATTCGCGGTGCAGCTTCTGGCCTTGGTGAAGTTATAGTCGGGCTTGGTCCTGCTGCTGCAGTTGCTGCTATAGGCATTGGTGCAGTAATTGGTGCAATTAAAACAGCTAATGCTGCAATTGACGATGCTCGAGAGGGCGCTAAAGAAGCCATTGAGCTCGGCGAACGCGCATATGCGGCAAGACTCGCGCAGGGTGAGCTTATTCGGCTACAGTCCCGCGGCCGTGCAATTGGGCTTAGCGATGAGTCGGTAGCACAGTCTGCTGAAGGTGTAAACAGCAAGGGTGAAGAGATTCGTGCGGCCCAGCGTCAAGCCGCCCGTGATCCAGCCTCTGCTTTTAATAATCCGTTGATTAAGCAGGCTAACCTATGGAAAAAGGCTGGTGTTGAGGTAAACGCTAGCCTTGAAAAGCAAATTGAGCAGCAGAATAAGTATCTTCGCTCCCTACAAGAAACTGACCAAGGCGAACGCGCTCTTATTGAAGGTGTACAGCTGTTTGGTCGATCACTTGCTGATGTCAAGGCTGTTGTGTCGACTACTCAGGCGCAGATCGATGATATGGGGTTATCTATTGCCCAGGAGTCAGAGCGGCGCCGAACGCTGCAAACTGCCTCAGAAACACTTGCTATTACTGAGCAAAAGCTAACTAACCACCAAAAGGCTAATGATGAGCGGGTACGGTCTAAGACTATACCAGCAACTATCGAGTTTAGCAAAGCAGTAGACGAATGGACTCAAGCAACTTCCGGACTGCATGATGCCTGGGGCTCTTTTGTCAGCTTCTTGATTGAAGGTATGACCAAGATTGTAGAAGCTGGTACAGGCCTGCTCCATATGGTTGGCCTTGGCCCAGAAACTCGCACGCTTGAAGAGCAAAAGGCTGATGCCGTTAAAAAAGCGGGTGATGCTGCAGAGACTACTGCCCGGGTAGAAAATATTTATATGACGCCTGAGAAGCGGGCAGCAATCCGTAAACAGGCTGAAGAAGAAGCTGCAGCCAAGTTTGATGCCGAAGAAAAGGCGCGCCAAACTGACATGTCCAACCAAGTAGGTACAGCAGCTTCACAACTAGCCCCTGGTGGCAAGTTTGAGGGCAGGGACGTCAGTGCTGAAAAGCTGGCAGCTGCACAAGCAAAAACAGCAGAAATTATCAAAAATGACCCAAATGTCAAAACGCTTGATGATATTAAATCTATCTTGAGTAATCAGCTACACCAAGAGACCGAGCAAGGTAAAGTCCAAAAGGCCCAAACCGAATATACCAAGAAAATTGAAAACAATACCTTGGCGTTAGTAAATACTGGGCTTGAGCAGGCAATGGCACTGTGGGCTGCAAACGTTGGTGCAGGTTCTGGTGTTTCTGCTGGTGGATATCGCGGTGAAACAAGTGGAGCATACGAGGCTCGTGTTCGCCAAATGCAAAAAACTATTAACCCAAATTCTCAGCGTACTATGAGCATGGATCGAGCAGCTGTTGGCGCTATGTCCAACCAAGCTGACGCGATTAATAAGTCTAAACCCACAGGTGTAGGCGGCAAGGGTGGTGTTGGCGATATTAAGATTGATAAGATTGAAGTTACAAGCAATGCTACTGATGTTAGCGGAGTTGCAAAAGACTTTGGCGATCATCTCAAAAATGAACTCCGTTACGCTGTTGCGGAATTTGCCAGCCCTGTAGTGAGTTAATAAAATGGCTATAGAACTACCAGCTACCACAGTAAAAGCTGCAGCTCCAGCTACAGCTGCTCCGCGCAATAAAGTAGATAACCGCAAGCTTAGTCTGCGGATTGGCGACGGTGACAATGTAGTAGAGTTTAATGAGGACTTCTACATAACTTGCCGTACTCAGAAAACTGTATTGGCTGTGCAAAATACTTGCACTATTACTATTGATAACTTGACTGCTGAACGCCGGAATTATCTTGTTGGCTACTTTACACAATGGGCGTCACGTAACTACAGCCAACCTTTTGTGCCTGTTGATATTCGTATTGGGCGGCAAAGTGCACCAGATAAACTGATTACTGTTTTCCGTGGTGCCATTTTGGAAACAAGTTTGGGCAATCCTCCAGATATATCTTTAACGTTGAATTGCGTCACAAGCCTAATTGATATGAATATATCGAGTACTGGCTTTGTAGTTCATGCTTTACCAAAATTGTCGTCCTTTAGGGCAGTATGTGAGTGGGCAGCTAATCTTGTCAGTATGCCACTGCGGTATGAAGTAACTGCAACACTGCCAGCAGTATCTGCTCGTACAAGCGCTTTGATTATACAGAAGGCATATAGCCTATCAGCCGTTGTTGGGTTATTAGCTAACTTGCACAAAAATACTATTTGTGTTTTTGTTGATGATGATACACTTGTTGTAACTGAATGGGGTAGTGCGTTACAAGGTGAACTTGTAGAAGTAAACGCAAATTCTGCAGACGGCCAGCTTATTGGTATTCCAAGTATTACCCAGTGGGGCGTCAAATTTACAACACTGGCAGACACAAATGTCAGACTTGCAGGAGCAGTTAATTTATTTTCAACTCTTAACCCAACAGTCAATCAGCAATGGGTTGTAACTGGCGTTGAGTATGATATAACTTCTCGTGATACTGGATGGTATGCTACTTGGACAGCATCGCCTAGCGCCAGTTAAGTTGTTGCTAACTGTTCTTATTTACGCGGTGCACCAGCTCATGCTAAAATAGTGTACTGCTTGGAGATTTATATGCCGTATAACTACATTGTAGAAACAGGGGTAGTTGTCCCTGACACTAGCACGCTTAAGGCTGATGTCCAGGCAGAGTATATTGCGCAATTTGGCCCAACTATGCTGCTTGAAGACGACACACCGCAAGGCCGTCTTATTGATATTGAAACAACTGCGCGAAGTGGTGTAGTAGGACTCACTGCTGAAACTGCTAACATGATTAACCCACAAGTGAGCGTTGGCACTTTTCTTAAGGCTATTTGCGGGTTGCACAATATTTGGGCGTCAGGTGAAACTTTTACCGTGCTCGATGGCGTGGCGATGTCAGGTTCATTTAATACTGTAGTGCCATCTGGCTCTCGAATTGCAGACTCGGATGGTAATTATTACAGGCTAGTTATGGACACTGAAGTTGGTCCGTCTATATCTGCTATTGGTGACTTTCAGGCTATTGATGCCGGTCCATTAAGCCCAACTTTGTCGTCTTTTACTATTGTAGATGGCACTTTCGGCTGGACTGGTGTAGACGCAACCCCTGCCACTGTCACTGTGGGCTCATTTGAGGAAACTGATTCGCAGCTTCGTGCAAAGCGCGTAGCTCTTTTATCCAAGATGGGTAAAGGCCAAACAGCTGCGATTGCTTCCAATGTGGCTGCAGTAGATGGAGTTCGGGCTTTAAAAAACAGGGATAACCCTAACTCTATAGGCGCAACAATTGATGGGGTTATAATGCCAGCGTCTAGCACTTGGATTTGTGTTCAAGGCGGTATCGACGCAGATATTGGTCTTGCTCTTTTGGCAAGCAAGCAGACTGGTTCTCCTTATACTGGCGGTAGTAGCAATGGAACTATCGTCAACCAAAGCCTTGTTGACCCGATCAGCGGCCAACCATATCCGGTTATTTTTACCCGCCCTATTGAAAAGCGGAGTGTAGTACGTATCACTGTGGCAGCTGGATCTTCAATAGATCCCACTACTGCAATTCCAACAGCTGTATTGCAGTATGCAAATGGTCAATTGCCTAATGAACCTGGCTATGTAGTCGGTGTACATATTAGTCCATTTGAAATATCTGCGGCAATTAATACGCAATTGCCATCTTTGTTTATTCGAAAAGTGGAAGTGGCTTTTTACGACGGTATTACCCCTCCAGTATACTCTACAGATGAACTTGTGATTGCGCTGTGGGAAGTTGCAACACTCGCATCTGGCGACATTACAGTTGTGGTGTCCTAATGGATAAAGAGCTTAACTACGAGCTTGACTTGCTTCAAAACATAACGTGGCAGTATGATCTCGCTGTTAATTTAGTCGGTTTATCCCAGGCTAAACAGGACTGGTACGATAAAGAGTGGAAGGGATTTTGGGCTGGATGGGAATCTTCTGTTTTTAACCTGCGCACTGCAAATCTGTTTGGTATAGTCGTTTGGGCACTTATACTTGACGTGCCTGTATCACTTGTCTATGGCAGTGTTGTAACAGACGCAAGGCCATTCGGTTTTGCCAACCGAAGTAATTTTGATACTGCAAACTTTTATGGCTCAAGTGCTGCATCTGCACTACAGCTTGAAGAAGCAAGAAAGCTTTTGCGTATTCGGTACTACGCGCAGACAATGAACACTACTGTCAGCAATATCAACTATATGCTGGCTGACGTATTTGCGGATAGTGGCTTGGCCTATATCGAAGAGACTGTGGGTGGGCTTGGCGTTCCAGCTTTTGGCTTTGGACAGTACCATAATAACTTTTTTGCGCCAAGCAACTTTAATGCTGCGCCAGGCGCGATTAATATTAAGCCAATGACTCAAAAATACATTTTTACATTTTCGCTGTCTAATAACTTTAAGACTGCATTGATGGAATATCTGCCGCGAGGTAGCGGCGTACAAACGATTATCCAATCGGAGTAAAGCAATGTCGGCTAAACTTTTTACTACACCATTTGCGATAAGCGGGGACCGTACTCCGCCTGTTCCAGATGCTTCACAGATCGATGGTTCTGTTAGCTACACTGCTGGCTACGGGCCAGACTATGAGCTTCAGCTTGGTGTTGACCCAAACGCAAAAAATATTTCTCGAGAAGGGTTTAACTCGCTGCTTAATGACATTACTACTGCCCTGCGTGAAATGCAAACAGGTATTGGTACTCCTACTTTTAGCGCTACGCTGGCAACTGCTATTGGTGGTTACCCAGTTGGCGCAATTGTCCCACAGGCATCCGGTAGTGGGGTGTGGATTTGTACTACAGCAGGTAACTCGAACAACCCGGACACTGGTGGAGCAGGCTGGCTACCTATCTCTGTACAAGTTAACTACGCAGTTGGTGCTGGTACAGCTAACGCCCAAACTGCAACATACTTCCCAGCTCTTCCGAGCACTGATGGAACTATCGCCAAGTTTTCCCCAATCGCCACAAACACAGGTCCTATGACGTTTAATAGTCTGCCTGTAGTTGGCGGGGCAGGCATCGCACTACAAGGAGGAGAAGTTGCTGCCGGCGGAATTACTATGCTGATGCGCTTTGGCGCAAGTTGGGCCCTTGTTAGTAGCAGCGGTGGAGCTATTCAGGGAGCAACTGCTACCAAGAGCCAGCATTTAATGACGCTTGGGCAGGCCACTTCTGCATTTGCTGCACAGCCAGGAAAAATTGAGTGGTTTGCCTCTATGTCGCCGCCAGCTACGCATTTGGCGGCGAATGGAACAGCTGTATCACGAACGACCTATGCTGCGCTATTTGCTACTATTGCTGCGTCGGTAGCCGGTACAGTTACCTCCGGCAGTAACAGTATTACAGGCGTAGCTAGCCCTAGCTCCATGTGGGTTGGCATGCCAATCAGCGGGCCGGGTATTCCTGCAGCCACTACTGTTACAGCAGTTGGCGGTAGTACTATTACGCTATCTGCAAATGCTACAGCAACTTCTACTACTACTGTCACAATTTGTCCTTTTGGTGTTGGTGACGGGTCTACTACTTTCAATCTCCCGGACTGCCGCGGTGTTGATTTCAGAGGCTGGGATAGCACTCGAGGCCTCGACCCATCTCGGGTGTTTGGTAGCTATCAGGCTGACCAGATGCCGGCACACGGTCACCCGTATGGCGCTCTTGCTGCTGTCGTAGCTGGGTCCGGTAGCAACGTAATTCAACCAGGCACTACGAGTGGTGCCAGTACAGGCGTAGCAGGTACTGGTACAGAAGTGCGCGTCAAAAACATTGCACTACTTCCGTGCATTCGATTCTAAGAGGGAAACGCTATGATTTGCTACGGCTATTCTGAATTTACTTTTGAATACACTACTAGCGGTGAAGCATATGAGTCTCCGCTTGAGCCTGGTGTATTCTTGCTCCCGGCACATGCCACGTTTATTGAGCCACCGCCATTTGACCCAGCTACACAAATTTGTAAGTTTAACGAGGCAACCCAAGAATGGGAGCTTAGCGAGCGCCCAGTAGATCCGGAATAAACGGCCCAGTAACTATAAGGAAATGCCAGAAAGCTCCTCGGATAGAGGAGCTTTTTCATTGTTTCAAAAAGTACAGTAAAAAGGCCTTGTACGAGCTAAAGTCTGTAAAAACTCTTAATGTCCAGCAGGAAACTCCTGTCAATTTGCTTTAATTTCCGATAGGTATTTCCTGCTGGAAATACCTTACACCTGTAAATTTAGCTTGTATACAGATAGTAAAGCCGACGCTATGGTCGGCTTTCTTTTAGCTTATGATTGCAAGATAGTTTTAGATTTATAAGTCTTGCAGCCTGCCTTGCGGGCGTGCTATTTCTCACATTTTCCATAAAACCATTGCTGGAATTTTTGGCTGGCCACTCAATGCACTGTGGGTTATTCCTTAGCCACTTACATAGTGTAGTCTGTGGAATATCAAGTATTTCGGCAGATGATGACTTACTCTCGCCGCTTGCTGCCAGCTCAAAAAGAATATCAGTAAACTTTTTGCCATCTTCACTTTCAATACGCGCAATATGCTGCGCCATTGAGCAGCCAGCCATAACTTATTCCTTTTCAGCTGGTTTAATGATAGTCCAACCCTTTTCCAGCATAGACAGCAAATAGCGTTCATTATACGCGCAAGCAAGATAAATCCACACGAATGGAGCTGCAATGCCACCGGTTGCGACGCATGCAAGCACTGCAATAATGGCAACTACTAAATCACCACGGACCATCGGTACCAGCGCACCGAAGAAAAAGCTGGTCCAACTAAAGCCAGTTGGAACTGCTTTAATGATACCTGTATCGCCGAGCGTAATAAGCACTTTGCCATTTTGTGCAGCATATTGAGCCTGATTTGCTTGAGCAACATTTTCTGGTTTTACAGAAGTATCAATACTTACTTTCATTTTTTAGTCCTCTGACTCGGCCGAATAGGGTTGGCCCGCTTCGCTTCGCGCTCGGCTTTTAGCTTTGCTAAAAACTCAGGTGGTAGCGTAGCCGGATACTCAGTTGTGATTTCCAGGTAGGCTGCAATAGTCGCTACAGCATCTACCCATGAATAACATACTACCGCGTAATAGCCGCGGTCGCACATAGCTTTGCCAAACTTTTTTTGCTCAGTGGACACTACTCCGCCGCTTGGCTTTTTCATCTCAATCCATAACCCACAGTGGATGCCTTTCGGGACTGGGATGAAAAGGTCGAAGACACCAGGAGTCACACCTTCAGCTTTCAGCTTGCCGGCAGTGATCTTGTCTCGATGGCCGCCATTGGGAATTGCAAATGCCCATTCCAACTCTGGGTGATAATGCGCTTTGCGACGGATCCAGCAAAACAGCGCAGCTTGCTGGCTGTGCTCAGAATCGCTGGCAATTCGCTCGGGTGTAAGACTACCTGCCATTAGTATTGCCTTCGTCAAAAGCCAATTTGCCTTGAACGCATCCGCGTTCACGCGACACCGCGATATAATGCCGAAGCTTTACCTGCTTAGCCATCATTCCACGAATATCCACTTCTGCAAGTAGTAGATACTGCAGATCATTTTGGATCAGCTCGGCAATAGTGCCCTGCATATCTGTCAGCTCTGCTTTGAGCTCTTGCAGGTTGGTTGTTTCTCGGCCAGGCGGAATATGTTCAGTTCCAGCACGCAAAATCTTGGAGCAGCATTTTGCTACTTCCGAGCATTCTTCCATGAGTGTTACAAGCAAATTTTCTACTACGTTCATGTCTTACTCCAAAGGAAACTCTAGGGTCACTGGAATATTCGCGAATTTTTCATTGTATAGCGGATGCTCAATGCCAAGGTCCATCATATGGCGGAAACCAGCCCAAATACCATGGCGTGGAACATCTTTGGTACCATGCTTAAACCAACTGAATCGGCAGATTTCATTCTTCAGCTTGTCACGGTTTTCCCAGGCCCATACCCGCTGTGGGTGAGACATCGAGCCGGCACTGATTTTGAATGGCTTGTCGAACTCAGGGTTGCTAACCCACAGTGCACCAAGCATTCCAGTGCCAACCATGTTTTCCTGGTGTGATGAGCGAGCGACATTGCCAAGTTCATTGACAAACTCTTCATTGTCATTATGCATCATTTCTTCAAAGTCAAAGATTAAGCCTTCGCCATGACTGAAGCGCTTGACTTTGGTCATACCGCCTTCATTGGTTGTCGATCGCCCATTCTTATACTTGCGCTTCGGATCGCGAGTGATAATGCCTTCGAAGTTGTTGCGGATGCACTTGGCTTCGAATGCATCAAGTTCTTCTTGATTATTAAGTAGCACTTGCTCAAGAACAATAATTCGAGGCGCCGCACGAGTTAGGCCCCAGCCTTCTTGAAGCGAAGCAAGCCGCTCTTCGAAAGTATGACGTGGCATGTCCCATCGGTCAAAAATGTAAAAAGTAACGTCCGGTTCACCAGATTTTTTCATGACACCGGAAGTAGTGGCTTGCATTACATTTGGATGGTTGTAAGGTCCTACTACCAATTCGCCGTCCAATCCGTAGCAATTGGAAAATACTGACTGGACGTAACGGTTAGGAATCGGTTTTAGCGTACGGGAAAGCAATTGACCGGCAACTCCGAGCGCTCGGATACCGTCAATTTTTGGAGAACCGTAGCAAGGGAATTTATGCTTCTCTTCTACGTACTTTGCAGCGAGGTTAGGCTTAAGCCCAAATGGTGGAGGCGAGGTAAACAGTTCCATATTTTGCTCACGGCAAAGCGGATGCGCTATAATAGCCGCACCCGCTGTGGGTTGTAGAAGTTAAACGTTTACGTTGAAGCCTTTGAGGCTTTCAAGTAGAGCAGCAACTTCAGGATCAGTTGCTGCCATGACTTCGTACATTTTGGCTTCTTCGAACTGCCGACGCTTAAGCGCCAGCTGAGAACGAATACGGGCCAGTTCTTCAGTGCGCTTTTGTACTGACTGAGCAAACTGCTCATCGAAAGAGCCCCAAACTGATTTGGTGGCGCGGCCTTCGGTGTCGATTACGTTGTCACGAACGATCTTGACGATCTTGAATGGAAACGCGTCACTGTTGTGCGCGGGTTGGTTGTAAACAGCTGCATACTGACCAGCACGAGCAGAAGCTGGCGCAAAGTAGTAGTACTCTTGCTGGCCGAGCTTGTCAGCAAAAACAACGGTTACCACCTGAATGCTTTCAGGTGCTTGAGTTGGCAATTGGTCTACGGCTTTTTGAACTACAACAGTTGCTTCAGTCATGTATTGCTCCGATTATTTATCCACTGTGCCACAATGACCGCAGCACTTTTTGTTGCTTTCGCTGAAAAACCACTTGTGTTTGCTTTTACCACCATTGATGGCTCCGCATTTCTTGCAAATGTTTTTACGTAGCATGATTAATTCCTTTTGAGGTACTTCTACTGACAAAGCCCGCAACGAGGCGGGCTTTGTTTACTGCTTGCAACAAACTAGCATAAATTATGTTTTAAACTTTTTGGCGGGATTTACGGTTGCAGCAACAACCTTAGCCCGAGCTTCTCATTCGCCAATGATCCGATGGCTGCCGCCATAACCGGACTGCCGCTTTGCGGCAATCAAGTGGTTTATGGACAATTGCTGTTGGCCAGTCCACCACGACGAATGCTAAGCTCTTCAAAAGCAGAAGAAGCATAGCAGATTATTTCCTTTTAGCAAAGTTCTGCTGTTTGTGATACCCAGCTGCAAGTAACACTTTTGCAAGCCAAGACTTTTGCCTTATTTTGACTTTTGGCTGGTACCTCAATTGAGGCAAGCAGCTCTCCAGCACTATTCCAAAACTTTACGCAATAAAGGTTCATTTTCTGAATTCCTTTTGTTTGGTTGATACATTCATTATACGTGAACATACCTAGCTTGTATACGGCTATTTAGCTATATTTATGCCACCATTCTGAAGATATCGTTATAAGGCAGCTCTTCGACTTCTCCCCAGTTTGGACCGCTATCGCAAGAGCTAAGCAATGGGATATTCATTGGGAATGGATTTTCCATCATATGACGTGCTTCAAGCAAAGCTTCTTGGTGCAGCTTGGAACCATCAAAGCTAAAAGACGTTTCATCATGGACCGTCAGTAGCATTGGCATGATGTCAAACAGCCCTGATTTCCAGTATTTAAGCATTGCCATTTTCATGGCATCAGCTGCGGAACCTTGGAGCACTCTGTTAACTGCCTTATGCAGGCCAACTCGCTGAAGTCGCGGACCATAAGCAGCAACTGCAGCATCCCATTTCAGCGGAGTTTTGTCACGACCGCCGCGGTTATTAGGAACCCAGAAATCAAAGCGAGCGCGTCTGCCCATAATGGTTGAAACGTAGCCAAGACGGTTTGCTTCATTGGAGTAATGCTCCAGCGTCTGACGAACATAAGGCGAAGCGTCAAAATACGAATCTACCAACAGTTTGGCCTTATCGGCTGGAAGCATAAGCGAAGCAGCAAGCTTGTCAAGTCCCATTCCATAAAGTAGACCAAAGTTAATAGTCTTTGTCGACTTCCGGCTAATGCCAACGCCAGTCAAGTCATTAATCATATCGCAAACCAACTGGTGGAAGTCGGTTGTTGGGTCTGCGTTAAACGCCGCTCGAACTTCAGCCGATCCTTGACCCACAGCGAAATGCGCCAAAACGCGGTACTCGATGGAAGACAAGTCAAGTGACTTCCAGGTCTCGCCAAGCTCAGGTACAAATGCTGCTCGAATCTGCGCGCCTAGCTTAGTACGAATTGGAATGTTTTGAAGGTTAGGATCACTGGAAGAAAAGCGTCCACTACCTGTTCCGCCTCGTGCACCTTTAAGTTGTTTGAACTGGCAGTGGATTCTACCATTAATATTTTTGTTGAGGATATATCCCTCAACAAAGGTTGACTTCATCTTCATGACTTCACGGGTGGCAATAACATGCTTTGCCAACCCATGGGTTTGTGCTTTTAAGAACTCGGCTGTAAACGACGGGTTACCGTCTTTTGTTACTTCGTAGTCATAACCGAGTTTATCAAATGCTTTTGCTAAGTCTGGGCCTGAGTTGACGTTGACTCGGAAGCCAACTTGCGCACGAAGCTCTTCTTGCATAATTCCACTTTGCTCTTCAAGCTGGTCGCGTAGCTTGTTGGCGTAAGGCAAGTCGACTCGTGCACCTTTAAATCGCATGGCGATCATAAGCGGCATGAGTTCAGTCTCCATCATGAAGACTTCAAGCAAACCTTCCCGTTGCATTATTTCCCATTGCTTGCGGATAATCTGCAACGGTAAAATGGCATCGCTTACTGCGTAGGGGCCAGCAAGCTCAACTGGGCAGCGGTACATATTCGCCCTTTGTGTGCCGTTTTCTTTTCCGCCATATGCATCAGCCAACCATTTGTACATAAGGTTGGATTCTTTACCCATGCCAAGGTATTTTTGGCCGAGCGACTCAAGGTCCTGTGGGGCATATTCGTCGATAAGCGCTTCTGCGAAGCCACAGTCGTAGCTTAGACCTGCTACTTCTACACCTTCATTTTTCAACCAGCCATTATCATAAGTCAGGTTTAACCCAACTTTAACTTGATGCGGTCGTGACAGTTCTTTGCGTGCCCATGCAAGAACTGCACCTGGATCCATATTGCCGCCAAGCTCATGGCGCATTGGAAAATAGCCTTTATACCCGCAGTCAGTTGCTACGGATATACCAATAATATGGCCCTTGTCTGGGCCACGACCCCAACCCGGTCCGGCAATTAGCAGCTCTGGATCTTTGGTTTCCGTGTCCAATGCAATTGCTTTTGCCTGACTTAAGTCAGGAAAATATTCAGGGTTCTTCCAGCCTGTATTTGGAATAGGCGGCATTGGCCGTCGGACAGGTTTAATTACCTTTTCGTCTGGCAACCAAAACAAACTCAAGATGTCTTCTCCTTGGCTGAAATAATGATTGTACGGTCGTCGTACTTGACAGTCATGTAGCGGTCTGCAAAGGCAATTTGCGCGCCTGGCTCAATGAAATCAAGGATATGCTTTAGCGACGTAGTGAAGTTACGAGGAATCCAGTTATTCTCAAAAGTCGCTGTTGCTTCAGTCTCACCAACTCGAAAGCCTGCCATGTTTGGCTTTACGAAGTTGACAGTAATTCCGTCTGCCGCATAAGGCTTGACTTGGTCAAGGAATTCCAGCATCTCACTGTGGGCTGGTTGCATTTCCTCAGCCATGAAAAAGTTGGTAACATCCGGCCAAGGCTCAGCGTAAACTGGACTCGACAGTCGAGAGCCGTCATTGAATGTCACGTAGAAGTTCTTGCCATCAAAAGCCATTGTTGCAAGTGGCTTATTGAGCTTTGCCAAAACCTGGACAAGTGATTTTGGCAAAGCGCATGCAAACGGCAATTGTACATCAAGTTTGCGGCGAAGGATATAGGTGCCGTCTGTCGCGTAAGCAAAACTGCCCTTAAGCAGAAGTGAAGTAGCCCACAGTCGGGGTGCCTCTTGCGGCACCAGCTTGTCCATTTCTTTGAGCAACTTTGCCAAGCCTTCTGGAACTTGGGTGAAGTCAGAGGAGGGAACAGGCTCTGGAAGCATAGACTCGTTGTCCAGCTGCAGCCAAGTCTTCAGCTTGCCGGAAGTCAGAGTCAACCGAGTTGCGCTGACGGACAACGACGACTTGTCAGTTGCTGCTTTGATAAGCGAATCGCCTTTGACTACAAATTCCGGAAAGTCTTCGGGAACCGGTACCGAGAGCATAACGTTTCTGTAGAATGAGTATAGCCTTCCGCCTTTGCTGAATGCCAAAGCTGCAATGCCATTTTCGCCACCAGTAATCGGTCTTACCATTTTAATGAGCTTCAACAACTCAAAAGTTTTTACTGCCATGAATGTCTACTTCCTCAATTGGACAGGCCTAGCTTGCACTAGGCCTTAGGCGTTACACTGCCATTTGGAACTTTACGCTCGGACCTTGCTCGATCTGTTCAATGCCAAGATCTTGGGCTTCCAGCTCAAAAAAGCCAAGATCCTCGTCCATTTTGCCCATGCAACTCTCGTAGGACGGCGTATCTGCCCAAGCCCAGGAAGGAAGACGCCGATGGACAAAAGTCTGAAGAAGCTGCTGAGCGCCTTCAATATGGTTAGAGTAGATATGCGTATCAGCCGAATGAAGAATCAGCTCACGCGGTTCTTTATTGAGCTCACGGCAGATTGCCAGCTGGAGAAAACCATAGGCAATCATATCATTAGGGCAGCCAAGTACCCAATCAACAGAACGCATATTAAACAGCAAATCCAGCTCATCCCCATCAATGAAGATCTGGAAGCTGTAGTGGCATGGAGGCAAAACAGCTTTGGATTGCTGGCTTGGGTCCCATGCTGTAACTAGCAACCGGCGAGAAGTCGGGTTGTTCTTGGCTTCTTCGAGTAGCCACTTCAACTGGTCAGTACCGTGGAAGTCGCGCCAAAGACTACCGTAAATTGGACCAAGATCAGTATTTTCTGGTGTACCATTACGCTCGTTGAAGTTGTCAAGATTTGCAAGCCACCACTTGCAACCGCGCTTGACAAACTCGCTGATATCAGTCAGCCCTTTGATAAAGCAGGACATTTCTGCCATAGCCGCAGTAGGGTTCAGAGTCCTGTGGGTAATGAGCGGAAAGCCGTCTTTCCAGTCATGGCGCAATTCAGCTGCAAACTTGGCCTGAGTGCCAACGCCAGTACGATCACCGCGAGGTGTTCCATCTTTTACCAAGCTGGCCATAATGTCCATGTACTGCTGCTCAAACTTGCTGCAGATGTTAGTGAGACCAACCATTAGTTCAACCCCACTTCTGCAGCCCAAGTATTGGCTTCAGTCAATGGCGCAATGCCATTGGAGGAAAGAACGCCAGCAATGTTAGGGCCAACCCAACCAGCTGGCTTAACAATGTCAAACTTGTTGCCATACTTGGAAGTTGCTTCAGTTCCACGCTCTTTGCGCATGTTGGCATTGTGAACTTCATCCCACAGTGCTTGGAGTGGTAAGCGGCTTGCATAGGCAGTATTCAGTTGATCGAACAAATGCTCGAGATGTGACTTGCGGACAAACAAGTCATCAGTTGGGCTATTACCATCGCGGTCACCCAGCAGATCGACAGTTCCGGCGGCAATGTAAACGATGTCGATAACAGCGTCAGCAACTTCGGAAACTGTTTCATTGTTTTCGTAGGCATCGTGCAGCTCATCGAATTCTTCTTGCTGGCGCTTGACACGAAGATCATATTGGCGCTTGTCGTCAAGCGGGTTTACATCGATACCGAACTTTTTGTGGAATTGAGCTACGTCGGAAATGCACTTGTTGAAGTTAAGCATTGTTGGCTATTACTCTGATGGTTTTAGGGGTTTAGAGCTATATTATACGGCTGCTAGGAAAATAGCTGAAATAACCTTTTGGATAGGCAGCTAGATTAAAAAAGAATAAGGTTTTCAAAATAAAGGTGTACAGCTGTTGGCAAAGGCTTTATAATAGACACATCAACAAGCAAACAACCTTTAAGGAAATCAAAATGAACGCTCGCCAAGACTACATGACTGCTTGCAGAATCCACCAAGAAGTTAAAGCAATGATTGCCTTCGAAGCTAAAGGTGTTTACTTGAAGATTGCACCATCTACTGCTAAGTCTGTTAAAGCTGGTTTTGATACTGCTTTCCACTTTACCATCTTCATGAAAGCAACCCCAAAGAAGGTATTGAAAACTATTGCTTTGAATGACATTGAAGGTTTGGTAGCTGCTTTGGAAGAAGTTGTAGCTTCCATCTAATAGCTTGAAATAAGCTAAACCCTCTTCGGAGGGTTTCTTTTTATCCAAAATTTTCTTACAAGCAAAGAAAAGCCCTCAATTAAGAGGGCTTTTCGCGCAGACCGAAGGCTTATTCAGCGGTTTCGGCTTCATGGTCAGCATCGCTGCCAGCTGCATCAGCAGGAGTTGCACGCAGTTCAGCCAGTTTGGCAGTGTCAGCTTCGATGCGCTTTTCCAGCTTGGCAATCAGCTCTTCGCGCTTGCCAGCTTGGGCTTGCAGACGTTCAGCTTTTTTATCTTCGCGTTCTTTAGCTTTGGCCGCTTTTTCTTCGGCCTTCGCGGTGTTCACGCGGCGCGACAGCTCGATGCCGGTGGCTTTGCGGAAGTAGGTGATTTGCGAGTTGATCGACGGTTTCGACATGCTGGTATTGGCAGCAGCAGTTTCGACAACGTAGGTGCTGGACTCGCCGACTTCGGAAGCATGCATGCACAGGTCCCAGACGTAGCGGGCGCCAGTGCCTTTGCCAGGAAATGCAACAACAGCATCGCCGACTTGAACATTTTCTTTTTGCGGACGCAGGGAAACTTCAGGAGCTTGCAGATCGGTCATTTCGATTTTCCTTTTAAACGGGGATTTTGGTTTACTGAGCGCTATACGCGCTGTGTATGGTTGCCATTATGCCTACCTAGTACATCCTTGTAAATAGGCTTTAGCAATTATTTTTAACTTATTTTATCAGAACGGAATGTCTTGGGAAAAGTGCGGGCAGCCGTCCCGAATAATACGCATTGGAGGTTGACTCTCAAACTTCTTACAAAGACTGTTGTCGAAGTCGCAGTGCACGCAATTGAAGCAGGACTTGGAAGTCTTCATTAGCTCTCTCAAATCGGTGAGTTTGATAAAAGCTTCCATATTAGGCTTGTGAGTCATAGAAGTTAATCTCATCATCTTGGTAAAGTGGAGTGAGAATTTCTGGGTATGGCTTTTTCATCCAAACACGAATGGCTACAGGCTTTTGAAGCTCAGCTTTTCGGATAAGAAATTCCTCACAAGTCTGCGGGTAGCTATCATTCCCAACATTGGCCTTCCACCATTTACGAGCAAGCCCTTGTGCTGAACCCTTATGCTCAAAGCAAAGCCAACCGTTGTAGTTAATTAACCCACAGTGGTAGACAGCTCGGATGCAAGGCGGTTTTCCAGGTTTTTGATAAAGAGCATAGTTGACCGCAGTGACTTCCAGGTCTCGAATATCCAAAGCAGAAGGCGCATCTTCTCCAATACCGGCAATAGCTGCTTGCTCAGAAGCGCCTGCAGAAATTTCAAGGGCTGGAGGTGGAAAGACATGGCCGCAATCATCACAAACAGCAACTCGAGATGCCCATTGACTTTTGCAATCTGGGCATACTTTCATTGGAGGAGCATCACCACCTCTTTTCTTTTTCTTATCAGGAAGGATAGGGTCATTGATTGGGCCGAGCCGCATAATGTTGGCGGCAAAGTCTAGTACCAAACAGCCATCTGGTTTACTACCAGCAGCAATAGCTGACAATCGTCCTGCAATTGTTGTGACATCGTAACCAGGCGCAAAAACTGGGCGAGTACCACGGCCAAGAATTTGAATGTGTAGGCTTATGGACTTGGTTGGCCGCATCAATGCAATTAGGTCAATTTGTGGAAAGTCAAAGCCAGTTGTGAGAACACCCATATTTACAAGGGCACGCATGTTACCAGTTTTGAATTCCTTGATAACGTCGTCACGGTTACCTTTCATCTTGGAGTGCACTACTCCAGTCCGAATACCCGAGTCATTTAGCAATTCAGCAATGAGTTCGGCATGCTGCACTGATGCAGCAAAGATCAGCCACTTCTTTCGGCTTTGCCCCTTTTCAATCATCTCCCTGACGCAGGCCTGTGTTGCGCCATTTGCTTGAACAGCAATACCCAACTGCTTTTGGTTATAATCACCGGCAACTGTACCAACTTCCGACAGGTCAAAACCAGCGTCTGTTGCCTTGGTGATAAGGCGAGCCAAATAGCCTTCAGTAACGAAGCGGACAAAAGTCTCTCGACTACCAAAGTCGCAAGCCATATGGTTAAACAGCCCACAGTTAAGCAGGTGTCCACCTTTCATTCGCCAAGGTGTTGCGGTTAGCCCAATGCAAACAAGCTTTGGGTTTTTCTCACGCAAAATTGCCAATGTCTGATTATACAATGTTTCGTCATTGGCTGGAATCATGTGCGCCTCGTCAATCAGTACAATTGACGGGGCATCAACTTCATGGGCAATATTTGCAAAGGACTGAATACCGGCTACAATAATGCGGCCGGTAATATCTTTTTGTTTGAGACCGGCTGAGTAAACAGAAACTGAGGCATTCGACCATACCCATTTAATAGACTTGGCGTCTTGCTCGACCAATTCCTTGCTGTGGGTCAGCACAATAATGCGGCCAGTTCCGGGCCAGTTTGCATAAACGTCTCGGCATATCATACCAAGCAGACTAGCCTTGCTAGTCGTTGCCCCCTTCTATAATGGAAGGGGGCTCAAGAACCTGTCCCCGTTGGTAAAACCATCAATGGATTAATATGTCCGCTTCTTTCTGCGAAAGCCTGCCAAAGATAATTGATTGCCGCATGTTGATAGTCGCGAGGAATAAAAGTTGCTTTAGACATTATGGACCTACAAAAGTTTCAGGGTTAAAAGAATTTCCTTTAGAGGCGTTTTCTGCTGCTGTCAAATACTGTAAATTTGCCTCACAGTGCAACCCGCTTACAAGTTCACCTTGCAATGGAATAATGTGGTCAACCTGCATTCCGGGTGGACAATCAACATATATTTCCTTTATAGCGGCGTCATTTGCCCAAAGCGGAACTCTTTGTAATTTAGCCAAATCGCGCTTTCTTACTTTTGCAAGAGCTTTGCCAGGGTGGCGTTTTGCCCAGTCTAAAGAATATTTTGTAAATCGTTCTTTAGCGTCAGGCGCAGCTTTCTTGCGAGCATAGTTTTCTGCGCCTTTGGCAGACGCATAATACTTATTGCTTGCAGCATCACTTGCAGCTTTTCCTTCAGGAGTTGCTCGCATTTTTGCTGCGTAAACGGCTCCTTGGTCACTTGCGCATCTACGACATACAAGCCCAACTGCTACTCCATTATTTACTTTCCATGGAGCTTTATCACTTGTATTTCCGCAATGTTTGCAGGTTTTCACAACAGCCATTATTTACCAAGTTCCAGAGACATAGTGATGTCTTTCAACGGGATGAAGACTTCATGCTTTTCGTAAGCTGAGCACGGGTTGAAGCAATCCAAGTCTTCTTGCACACCATTGAACTTGCAACCCCAAGTCCCAACTTGGTTAGGATAGGAATGGGTACAAGTCCTGCAGTTGCGATCGGGCTCAGACCCTGTTTTATTCCAGCAAACTGGTCGATGGTCGCAGTTACGGCAACGGTAGTCGCTAGACATAAGCGCAATTCGGTCAGGCACGACTGGGTTGTAAACGATGTCGACTGCCAGGTCAATCTTTTCCTGGGCGTAGTCTTCGTCGATATCAATCCACTCAGTGTAAAGCCGATCGTCATTCTTGCAAACAGCCATATATAAGCAACGCTTGACGCCAAACGATTTCATGTACGTTTGAACTTGAACGTAATGAACTGGCTTGGAAAGTTGAACGCCTTTTTTGCACAGGTCCTCGAAAGACTTCAGGCTGTGGGTCTTGAACTCCAGCAGCGCCCAGTGTTCTGCGTAGTCTGGAAAATGGACGCCAAATCCGTCAGTACTTCCTCCGACATGGCCGTTTGCATAGGAACATTTGAATTGTTTCCCTGTTTCAGGGTGCACGTCCTGAACGGTGACTCCGATTGCGCGAAGTGATTCAACGAACCGAGGCTCTTCACCATGCCCACGATCAAAGAGACCGACAACATTGGCAGGAACTTTCTTTCGAGTTGCCCATCGAAAGTCGAGCCAGATTTTCCGATGGCATTCCGCACCGATTCCGCTAAGGCCAAGATGGGGGCGGAAAGGGAGCTCTTTCTTTTCGAGGCTGACTGCCTGGTGGAGTTCACGAAAGTCCTCGATGGCTTTTTGAGTGGCAGTATAGGTCACTTAGTCAGCTCCCGTTCAACAAGAGTTGAGTAGCCAGCAATGTCTTTGTAATGGTCTGGTTCTTTGTAGTCGCCAGTCAATGCTCGAGACACTTTATGCAGAATCATCTCAATACATTCCTTTTGATACGGTTCCAACTTATCCCAGTTAGGAGAAGCCATTGCAGCTGCTTTAAATTCTTGCGACAAAGCAGCTTGAATAGTAATGTGGCCATGCGAGTTACCGCGTTGTGCCAAAACTTCTTG